GGAAATTACAATCAGAAAAGTCGCCAATGGTTAAATTGTGCGCACCGAAGGCGAAGATCCCGTTGAGGGTTTCGTGACGAAGGAATATATCTTCACGAGAAAATCGCAAGTCATCAAATTCTTCAGAGACACCTTCTCGGCAGGAGAGTAATCATGGGTATGATATTTGTTCATGAGCGAGCAAGTAAAAAGCGCAAGCCCAACAAGCAACAACGTGAGTTGGCTGAACAGTGGGAAGCATTACTCAAGAAGTATGAAACCAAACCTGTCAAGGCAAAGGCTGTTCCGCTACCACAGACAAAGACTTATGTGCGTGAGACAGTACGTCACCCAAGTCTGAATAGTGGTCATCATGACACCAGTGCCAAGCCAGCAAAGGTTTACACAGGGACTAAGATGCTTGGTATCGGCACCATGCATAAGTCAAACTCTGTGCCGATTTTTAGTAGTGAAGAAGCAGTATCAATTGCAACAATGCGGAGATAATTATGGATCTTTCAATTAACGAAATGCGTGATAAAGTGTCGCTGTGTCTTATCGATCGTGACTATGACGCACTGACCAAAATCCACTTGTTCTTGGTTCATCAATCCAAGGTTATGGACAAGTGGTTCGACAAATACCTGGACATGTTCGAAAAGAAAATGAAGCCAGAGCATCCAGACACAAATATCTGGAAGATGTACCACAGCAAGTCGAATGAATACTCAGAACTAAAACAACTAATAAGGACTACTGATGCTTACCTCAGAAAATACAAATCAATTTAACACTGCATCATCTTTCTCTCTCTTCATCGAGAAGAAGGCTAGAGAGAAGCGCATGCCTTACATGGATGCAGTACTCGAGTATTGTGCTGAGAACTATATTGATCCACAGGACATTGCTTCGATGATTAACAAATCGTTGAGAGACAAGATTCAGATGGAAATGATTGAAGCCAATATGTTACCGAAACAGGCAAAGTTGGATGTATGATACTAACCGATGAACACTATGATTATCTAATGTGGCTTCGAGATTCTGGAGAGACCAATATGTGGGGTGCTGCTCCATATATCCAGAAAGAGTTTGATGTATCTTATGAAGATGCCAAGGCGATTTTGATTGAGTGGATTGAAAGTTTTAATGAGTATAATGAGTAGGAAACGTGGACGGATTTAATGCATACAAATACTACATGGCTGTTAAATTACACTTCACCACAGATGGCTATGATGTATTCGAAACTAATGGACATGTAAAAGGATCACGAGATGTATTTTCTAATCGTAACGATAGATTTATATTTGAGAAACTTGCTCGCAAGTTTGAGAAACCATTTGACATCATACAATATTTTGTTGCTAACTTTGCTTATGGCAATGATGCCGTCATTTATTGTGATGCTGACGGAACTGCTAACCTAGTCACATGGCAACGTAGAAAACAATCACTGACACAAACATTTAAAAACGACATAGATGCGCTATTGCTTCATGTCGAAAAAAACAAACACACACATGACAGAGTTTTCAAATTCGTGCAAGGTGATCACCCAGAACTACTCAAGTTGTTTCTTGGAAGTCACATCAGCATTGAAACTATGGTTATCCTTGATTCGTTCGAGGACTATCTTTCTTCTTGGAAGTCGTTTACAAACTTGCTTTGGGAAGAAGAATACCGTAGAATCATTAAGTGTAAGAGGTTCGTTAAATTTGACTCTTACAAATTAAATGGCATTTATCAGGAACTTAACGAAGGATTTATCTTCTGATATCATGGGTAACACTAAAAAGAATTATCATCAAGACTATGATGATGAAGAACGCAGTAAGCGTAAAAAGCATCCGAAACATTCACCAAATGTCAAGGGTAGAGGAATGAAAACACTAAATAGTTATGTCGAGGAAGACGACTTTGAAGACGAACTCTTTAAGGAAGAAATTCTCGATGATACTAAAATACGTTTTTATACAAAACACTAATCATACTTTAAATACAAGGAAATACAATGGACATTCAAGCACTCCGCAACATGCGTAAAACAGACTTCAGCAAAATCTCTGCTGAGTTTGACAAGATTGCCAACCCAGAAGCTGGTGGCAAAAAATCTTATCAAGACGATCGCTTCTGGAAACTAGAAGCCGACAAAGCAGGTAACGCAACTGCTGTACTCCGATTCCTACCAATTATTGAAGGCGATGACCTACCATGGGCACGTGTCTTCAATCACTCTTTCCAAGGTCCAACTGGAAAGTGGTATATCGAAAATTCTCTCACTACTCTTGGTGAGAAAGATCCTGTTGGTGAACTTAATACTAAACTTTGGAACTCTGGTTCTGAAGCCAACAAGGAAATCGCACGTAAGCAAAAGCGTAAGCTGTCTTATATCGCTAACGTGTTGATCATCTCCGATCCAAAGCATCCTGAAAACGAAGGACAGGTTCGTCTATTCAAATTCGGTAAGAAGATCTTTGACAAGATCATGGAAAAAGCCAATCCTACCTTTGAGGATGAAAAGCCAGTTATCGTGTTCGATCTTTGGGAAGGTGCAGACTTCAAACTGCGTCAACGTAAAGTCGATGGTTACGCTAACTATGACCAGTCTACCTTTATGGAACCAGCACCATTGTTTGGTGGTGATGAAGACAAGTTGTTAAAGGTCGTTAACTCTCAACACAAGCTGTCTGAGTTTCTGGATCGCAAGAACTTCAAGACCTTTGAAGAACTCGCTCGCAAGCTGAACGATGTTCTGGATGGTGAAGGTTCTGCCCCTGTTGCTTCAGCTGCTAAGTTATCTGAAGACGAGAACTATACTCCACCTGTGCGTACACCTGCTCCAGCTGCAAAGCCAGTAAGTGTTGCTAAAGTGGATACTGGAGATGATGAAGACGTAATGTCTTATTTCCAGAAGATTGCTGACGAAGCATAATCGCTTCTAGCATTGAGAAAGCCACCTTCGGGTGGCTTTTTTATTATGCGTATTTCTTTGCTAGATGACCTTGCATACCAGCGTCTGGGTTTCTCACTGGTGGTTTCATAGCATAGGTATTGGAACTGCTGTTAGTAATAGTTGTTGGAGCAACGACATTAGTATTTGATGCAGCTGGTTTAGCATTCTTGGCTAGATCGCTTTCAGCTGATGCAGCGGCAACCTTGTTACCTGTCTGTGGTTCTTCAGGTGACTTCAGCTTAGCAAGATCGGTTGCCTTGGCATAACCAACATCAACTTTCATCTTATCAAAGAAACTTAACTTCTGATAAGCATCATCTTCCTTGACGATATCAGCAACTTCTTGTTTATTACCTGATGAAGCGTTGGATTTAATTTTATTGAATGCACGTTTACTAATTTCACGTGTTTCTCCTGGTCCAGCTGCATCACCTGATAGAGTTGATTTACCAGTAGCTGGATCGAAGGTTGCTAAATTTTGACTATATGTAGCTTTACCATCAACAACTTTCTCACGAGTGTCCAGAACATTAGTTTTGTCCTTGGACATCTCATCTCTTCTTCGCTTTTGGGCAGGAGTTTCGTTAGTGCGATCACCCGTATACTCACTACCACCACTACTAACAACACTTTGTTTTAAGTCAGAAGATTCACCCTTTGAACTCGAAGACTGTTCTAAACTTGATGAACCACCAACACGATTCTCTCCCTTTTCTGGTCTGAACGGATAGAATGGTCCGATAGCAACTTTCTTACCAATGATTGGAATAGTAAATCCAATTTCTGGTATGCCAAAGTCTTCAAGGAAACCAAACACTTGATCTTTAATCTTCTTAAAGAAGTCTGCAATAGGTGCAAAGAACTTTTTAACTGGTTCTACAATATACTCTGTAAGCATACCACCGATAAACCCAAATGCTTCCATGATTGGTTGTGCGATATACTTGTCAAAAGAATTTCCAAGAAATCCAAAGAAGTCTTTAAGTGGTTGTATGATATAATCGTCAATAAAACCATCAAAGAAATTTACCAGCGAACGAATCGTTTCAGCATCGATAAGACCGAAGGTTAGGAATGAAAGGATGCCACCGAATCCAGCTATCAATGCTTCTGCAATTGATCCAGTTTCCATGAATGCCTTAAATCCATCCATAATACCATTGATCAGCGAGCCGATGATCATTGCAGGTAATAAGAATTTTGTAAATGCTTTGAGTAGATTCTTTGGATTGAAGATAAACTTGGCTGCATTAAGAATTCCAGTTCCAAGCATACCCATGATACCATCTAAGAAGCCACTACCGCCACCTTCTTCTGTCTTAGGTTTCTGTGCGTCATTTGGTTTTCTTGCACCACCTGTATTTTGTGCTATGGCTCGAAGCAATTCAGTTTGCTCTTGCATCATCTTCTGATTTTCAATATCAGCTTCTGTCATATCAGCTGCACCAAGACCAGAAGATGTTCCTCCTGAGAACGAATCATCATTGGCTGCTGGCTTGATTATCTTTGCTCTTTTCTTTGTTGAGTTTGGATCATCAATATCAGCTGCTTTAACTGTCTTTGGTTTGTCTGGATCTGCTTTAATTTTAGAATCTGTTGATTCTACCTTAATTGGTTTAACATCAGCTGATCTTTTCTTTGTAGAATTTTTATCAGTATCATCTGCAGCTTTAACTACTTTTGCTTTCTTTGGATCCACATCTTTAGTTGGTCCACCGAATGACTCACTGAATCGAGTATCTACCTTTGCCAGTTGTCCTTCTAACTCTACACCTTTCTTGAAGAAGCCACCACGTTTGATCTGACCTTCTTTAAAGCCACGATCTTGCAGTCCTTGTATCTTTGCCTGATTCTGTTTCATATCAGTCTGTATTTTTGCAGACTTTTCAAATGATTCACCGAAAGACTTTTTACTTCCAAAAGTACTGCCCTGTGTGTCTACACGATCTTGAATGTATTGTTGTTTCTGCTCTCTGCGTTCGAGAGACTTGTCCATCAGACCACCAACGAATGTATCGCTGTGACCTTTCTTGAGAATACCAGTTGTATCTAGAACACCACGAAGGCTACCGAACTTTTCCTTGAAGGTAGCCTTCGTGGTTTCACCTGCAGTTGCATTAATCTTTCCAGTCTGTGGAGATAGTCCCATAACCTTTTCGGTTATGCTTCCAGGTTTCTGTTGACCAGAACTTCCACCAGCGCCAGCAGCACTCTTTTGAATTTCCTTGAGGGTTTTAGATAGCTGACCTTTGTCACCGAGAGTATCGCCAACAGTCTTATTCAGTTTATCCAACTGAATAAGTTGTTTCTTGGCAAAGTCTACGTATAGTACATTGTTTTCTTTGGTTAGTGTTTCTAGCTTAGACGTGGATGCATTTCCACCCATTGTATCTGGGCTTTGCATCTTCTGTTTGTCTAATACTTGTTTCATTTGCTTTGCATCCTTTGCTTTTCTTCTTCTAACCATTGAATCAACATAGTCACATATATCTCTCGTTCAAACGGTAACATATCTTCCAACTCTTGCAAGCTATACTTATGGTATTGCATTAACGCAAAATTTGTTTTATAAAAGTTATAGAGAGACTCATGACAAAGGTTTATTAAAAAAAACTGTTAAGACCCTCGATCACCTTTTCATGGTGATGCTTACAAACTGGGCAGTCGTACTGCACTTCCTTGGACAGTTTTGGCATTGTTTCAAAGAACTGTTGTATCTTTTTAAACTGTTCTTGGTTTAAATTCTCCAAGAACTCTTGCAACTCTTCATGAGTTTGATCCTTGGAGTAGTGTAACTCATCACCATCATAGATCAATTCTATTGAGGTGGTAACAACTTTAAATACTGATTCTGCATCAGCTTGATCCATACCTTCAAGATCTTTGATCATAGCGAGCGATGGGTAACGCATTACTACACCGACATCATCGAATAGTGGAATTTTCTTGGTGTGTTCTGTAGGAAAGTTTACCTGTAACTTAGACAGGTCGAAACTCAACTTAACACGTGCCTTAGTTTCTTCATCTGGACAAACATCACAGGCTACCACGATGTCTACAACCTCACCTACCGACTTGGCTCTTAGTTGACAGAATAGATACTCGATGTCAAATAGCGCAAGCGTATCCATATCCAGTTCTGTTTTCACACAGGACTTTATGATCTGCTTTAGTGTATCCATCATTACAGTCTGGTCATCACTTTGTTGAGCGATGAGAAGTGCTTTCTCTTCCTTTACCAGAAAGGCACGAAACTTAACTTCCTGTTTTGTAGATGGGATTGTTGCTGTGTATAATGTTGCATTCTGAATAGGTAATGCCATATGTCAAACTCCTTTGTTCATGTTATTAATCAATTTGCTCAATTCCGCAGTACTACCCACGAAAATCGCATTATTATTTGTCACTTGTTTCGCTGCCTCGCCCTTGCTTGGTGCGTCAAGATCTTTCTTCTTACCATGCAGATCCATTAACTGGTGGTTAATGTCTGCAAGCTGTTTCATCAAATTACCCACGACCTCAAAGGCACGTGGATGCTCTGAAGATTTTGCAACCTCCAGTGCATGGTTCAATGCATCTTGTCCCTGCTGTAGCAGGTTGTGTAGATTGCTTCTAGACTTATTATAGTCATAATCCATTCGTTCATCGGGAGGAAGAATCACTTCTCCACTTTGTGTAATGACTTCGCCTGTTACCTTTTCTGTAGGTTGTAGGTCAAAGATCTCACTCATATTATTGTCAATTTTCATAGTGTTTATAGATTCGGTCTTGGACGTGGTCTCGGCGTATCGGTTGTTGCAGGTGCAGGGTCTTGGAAAGATTGCTGAAATGTATCTGACGAAGGTGCGCCATATGTTGATTGAGTGCTAGGTGGTGCAAAGGAATTTGATATTGGCACATTAATTGCTGCGCCAGCTACTTTCTCTTGAGTACGACCCCATGCTGCGATACCCAATACTGCACCCATTGCTAAGTGAAACAATCCAGCACCTTGTAGCGTTAGTGGGTTCCACTGAGTAACTGGTTGTTTAGTGAATACTTGTAGCAAACTCCAAAGCACAGGGAATATTGCCATATCCAGTGTACAGATAATCATGTACATCCAACCCATTGCTGGACGCCACTTCTTTTGCATCCAGTCTTCGTCTTTTTTAGATTCGTCTCCCATGATAGTTCCTTATAGTTGTTATGTGAACATAATGTCTTCTGGACTAAAATTATACGAATCACCCATTCCAGTTTCAATATTTTGAAAATCGCCGAACACTCTATCCTGATATCCATAAAAGTTTTCAATGTAATCGTTTGGAATTTCATTTGACTGTTGTTGCATCTCTTGCAAAACTTCATCATTGGCGCCATCATTAACAACGACATTATCTGTAATCAGAGTAGATCTCCAATACTTGTAATTCATCGATACACTTACCTTAACTATATCCTTTGAGGCATAATCAAGACTTACTGCTTGTAGTTGTTTCGGATAGCACTCGAATAGCTTTACACCATAGACAGCACTTTGATTATTGTTCATCATGATGATGTCAATGTTTGGCGAAATGTAATCGTTATAGTAGTTGAAGTGTCTGGTGTTTGGATCAGAGATAGACATGATCCATCTATCAAAGAAGTCTTTTACAATATAATCAGAGTCTACATAAAAAGACATGTTGATATTACCATAAAGGTTCTCATAAGGCATCTCACGAATTTCACCATAGGTTCTGGTCTGAGAGGTGCTTATGTTTAGATCTGGTAGTTGTGCTTGATCACAAAACATCTGAATCATTCTATGGTTTGCGTTTCTCTCACCATTTCTTAGGTCACGTTCGTCTAAACTAAATTTCTGAGGTAGAGCAATGTTTACCTTAAACTTATTTGGACTTGCAAGACCACGAGCCTTAACTTCCGATATGAAATCTTTAAGCATTAAATTTTTCCTAGTGAGTCTTGCCAAACCTGATTTTTGGTGGCACCGACAAATCTTTCAACTGGAAGTAGCATAGCCATTGACCAGTCTTTTGAGTTAATCTTCACAAAGGGTGAACGAACGTGATCCATCAAATATTCTTTGACGCATGGCTTTGCTAGATTGAACCTAGCAACTCCATTAAGTGTTGCCCATGACATACGTAACTTGGTGTTACCGTCCATCTTGTCATTATTACGAAACTGCTGAAGTCTGTCCAACAGCTTAATGCGAATAGGATATGCCAGATAGTGCATATTTAATCCACGAAAACCATGTGGTGTTTTGGCAAAGGGGAACACCAGCGGAAACCTATCGTAGTATGGCAACGTATCCTTATGCTTGGGATCATACATATAGAGATAGCAGTTCCCAGGAATAATCTGAGACTTGTTCTGTGATGCGCTATCCTTTACCAGTTTAGATGGCGAGGAAATTTGTTTAGACAAAAGCAAGACTTGTTGATCGAACCAAGTCTTGGAACGATATTTTACGTTTGGGTCGTAAACAGCTTTGTCGAATAGTTTTTGGTATGTATCCATATATCTATTTATTTGATTCCAAGATGATGTTCTGTAAGTATTTTGAATTCCCAGCCACGATCTTTTGCATACTCAGTTGCAGCTTTCCACTTTGCTTCGTTCTTACCCCATGTCATTACTTCGGTAATATATCGTTGTGTAACTCTCGTTGGGGGCACAGGTGGACGGGTCTGTGAATCTGGCTTAATTTCGACCAAATACGTGGCTAATTTGCCCTCTTTATTACACACTTGTATCTGAAAGTCCACGAAATAACGATGAATTCTATTGTCGGTAGGACATACATAAGGGATGATTGTTTCCTCGGACTTCCACTTTACAACACTTTGATTGCGATCACACCATGATGCAAACTTAGTTTCCCATGAGGAGCGCATTATGATGTTAGTTGGATCCCCAGAATACTTTTCTGGTTTCGTTGGAACGAACTTTCTTTTGTGATACATGGTATTTTTGGCTAATAAATAATAGACTACTCCTCCATTATTTAGAGAAAATCCACATGGCAGATAATTTAGAAACTAGAAGCGATGCAGACCAAAGTGAACTAGATCGCCTTGCTGCTAAAAGACCAATAACAAGTACTAAAGCAGCCAGTAAATATGTTGCTTCCTTGATGAAATATCCCCTTGATGTTACATACAAAACACATCAAAACTACATCATGTTCTATATCAATGTTCAATCAGATTCAAAAGTTGTTCGTGATCAGTCAGATGAAATTGCAGCTACACAACCAAGTCGTGCTGGTATGAATAGTTTGGTGGGTAAACCTTTTAGCGAATATACATATGTAGCAGCTAAAGCAGCAGAAGCTGGGATTATGGGAGCAGTTGCAGCAGGTGCATCTGGAGCAGCAGGTGGTAAAGATCTAGTGGGTAAAACAGGTGGTGCGCTTAAAGGAGTTGCTGGTGGTTTTGGTGCTGGCGCTTTGGCTGGTGGAGCATTAGCTGGGGCAACTACAACTCTTGTATCAAATGACTTTACTAAAATTAACTTTGGTCAACCAGCTAAACGATTGAAAGAAGCTATAGTTCTCTATACTCCACAGCAACTAAGTGTTCGTTATGGTATGCAATGGTCAGAGGAAGAGATGGATATAGCAACAGCAATGGCAACCAATCCAGAACTGGCAAATCAACTTAAAGCAGTAGATAATCAAAACAAGTCTGGTGGTGGTCAGTCAACTAGCGCATCAGGTGGAATCGCAAGAGCAGCTGGTAATGTAATTGCAGCAGAAATTCTAAAGAAAAATGCAGGGTTGTCAGCTGCATCTAGAACTGCTGGAAACCCAAGAAAGGAACAGATCTTTAAAGGTGTTGATTATCGTAGATTCACCTTTGACTATCAGTTCTATCCGAAAAGTGCTGAGGAAGCAAAGGCAGCACTTAACATTATCTGGCTATTTAAGTATCATATGCATCCTGAATTTAAAGATGCAAATAACTTCGTCTACGTCTACCCATCTGAATTTGACATCGAATACTTTATCAATGGTAGCCCCAACGAAAACCTTAATAAAATATCATCCTGTGTTCTTACAGAGATGAATGTTAATTACTCACCTAATGGTGTGTTCTCGACGTTTCCAGATGGAACTCCAACCCAGATCAATATGACATTGAACTTTGTTGAACTCGAAACACTGACCAAAGAACGTATCGAGGCTGGTCTATAATGTACTTTGAAAAATTCTCAGACATGTACTATGACTTCGTCAAAGCTGATGGAGAAATTGACTATGTTAAGTTAAAAGATATAACTGCAAACGTAAGATTCAAGACGCAGGTACTTGAGAGCATTAGTCTCTATGAGTACTACGATATGAACGATCAGGATACGCCAGAGATTATCTCTGAACATTTCTATGGTTCTCCAAACTATCACTGGATCATAATGATTGCGAATCAGAAGTATGATTATATTGAAGATTTCCCAATTCCTGTTGATAGACTGGAAACAAGAATTACCGAGAAGTATGGTGCAGGTAATGAATATGCCACACACCACTATGAGTATAATGGTTGGGTAGTTGATAATATTTCCTATCCAACAGCATCGGCAGTTTCAAACTACGACTATGAGTTTCTTCAGAACGAAGCAAAGCGTAGAATAAAGATCATCAGCCCTGGACTAATCGAACAGGTACTTTCTGAATTTAGAAGATTTATGTAATGGCACTTAGACAAGATGGACTAAGGTTCCCTGGTGATGTAGATATTGATCGGATTGAGATCTTCTCAGCCAATGGCGCAGGTGTAGAAGTCACTGACATGGTTGCGGAGATTCAGATTTTTGAAGATATGTTTGCGCCATGTGTAACAGGAACACTTGCAATAACAGACAATATCGATCTGGTAAATAAATTCCCATTCATTGGCGAGGAAAAGGTTCTTATAAAAATAAAAACACCTGCAATGCCTGACCTAAAGGAAACTAGAATTGATCAGGAATTTTATATCTACAAAATGACAGACAGAAAGGTTCTTGGAGACAAGCAAATCTTTTATATGTTGCACTTCTGTTCTTTTGAATTGATCGCAGATGCAAACATCAAACTCTCTCGTTCCTTTGATGGTAAGATATCTGATATCGTTACTAAAATTATAAAAAGCGAGATCGTTAAAACAAAAATGGATCTGGTTGTTGATGAGACTAAGAACTCAGTCAAGTATGTTTCTAATTACTGGTCTCCCTACAAAAATATCAACTACCTGCTAGAAAGAGCGCAAAACAAAGACGGTACACCGAACTACGTATTTTTTGAGAATCGTCGTGGACTAAACTTTGTTTCCCTTTCTGGCATATTCAGTTTAGATGATAAAGAGTCATATACCTTTGATGCATTTCAAAGAACACCGAAAACGCATGGATCTATTCAAAACCCAAATGAACAATTTGCACGTTTTCTTGACTATACAATCGAAACTGGATTTGATTATCTACAAAGAACAAACAGTGGTATGTTCGGTAGTAAAATGATTGCTCATGATATTCTGACAAAGAAGTATAGCACACAAAACTTCAATATGTTTCAGTTTTTCGATTCTGAAAAACATCTGAACAAATATCCAGTTTCTTCCACTGATGTTCTTGCAAGAAACAACGCCAACATTTACAACTATCCAAAGTATATGAATAATGTAAATGGGTTTGGTGATGATGGTGCACAGAACTGGCTGCAGCGCAGAACTTCACTTATGGCGCAGACAAATGCTTACAGAATGACTGCCGAGATTCTTGGTAGAACTGATATAACTATCGGTGAAGTTATCTACATTAAAATATACAAGTCAGCAGCAGTTAATAAATCAGATGATAATGATTCTCTGATTGACAATATGTTCAGTGGTCGCTATGTAATTAGCGCACTCAATCATAGGATTACTCGTGAGAAGCACGAGATACATATGGAATGTTTGAAAGATTCATTAATCGTTAACCCAGCGACAGGTAAAAAATGAGATTATATACTGGTTGTGTAGAAAATAGAAAAGATCCACTGAAGTTGGGTCGTTGTCAGGTTCGTATTGTTGGACTTCACACCGAACAGAAAACTCTTCTGCCAACAACAGACTTACCATGGGCATATCCAATGCAGCCAGTTACCTCTGCTGCCATGAATGGTATCGGACATGCACCAGTTGGACCAGTAGAAGGAACATGGGTTGTTATTTTCTTCAGAGATGAAGATCAACAACAACCAGTAATGATGGGTACCATCGGCGGTATCCCTCAACCAGACTCAAAGAAGCTGGATGAATTCACTGACTTCCCAGAACTATTTCCAAGTGCCATCGCAGAGACAGGTACAAAGAAAGATGATGTTGCTCAAAACGTAGTGACCGATGGATCTGGAAATCCAATTACTACAGGTTCTGGTGGTGTGCTCACCACTGGTAATGCTAATACACCTGCTGCTGCAGCAACGACTGCAAATCAAAATGCTGCAGCAGCAAAGACAGATCCAGTAATTCCTGGGTCGCCTCCCTACGGAAAGAAAACTGGTTCCTCTGTTGTAATTCCTCAGACTTCATACAAAGGTATTCAGTCAATCGGTAATGCGATGACCACGGCAGGAATTACTTCCAAGTATGCACGTGCAGCTATTCTTGGTATCGCAATGGGTGAATCAAAGTGTGTACCTCAGAATGAGGGATATAGTTATAATGCATCTAGGCTGAAACAGGTTTTTAGTTGGATCGATGACGAGAATGCAGCAAAGTACGCTAATTGGAAAGGCACTCGTGATGACTTCTTCCGCTACATATATGGACCGACAACTCGTTCTGGTAAATCTCTGGGACATACAGGTGCCGATGATGGCGCAAAGTATTGGGGTCGTGGTTACATTCAGTTAACAGGTAAGGGTAATTATACCAAGTATGCAAAGTTATCTGGTGTAGACATTATCAACTCTCCAGAACTCACCAATGACTATGATCAGGGTGCGCTAGTTGCAGTTGCTTACTTTAAGGATCGTGTCAAGGTTCAACAAAACGATCCATCCTACTTCGAAGCAGCATGTCGTGCAGTTGGTTACAACGTGCCAGATATTAAAGCAGCGAAAAAGGCATACTATGAATACTTTCTTGGAGAAGTTGCAGCTGACGATAAGTCTGCAGTTCCAGGAGAGACACCTGCCAACGTGGTAGTAAACGATCAGGGCATTCCGCTAGATCGTATTCAGAATATGGATACAGGATTTTCAGACCCTGATATGAAGTATCCGCTACGCAGCCATATCGGCGAGCCAGATACTAACAGACTTGCAAGAAGTAAGGTATCAGGTACAGCAGTGGAGAAGAAAGATTCTACACGATCAACAGGCTTGCCAGTTGCCGATGGAACTACCTTCAGTCAACCAGCTGTTCCTTATAATGCCAAGTATCCATACAACCATGTGTTTGAATCTGAGTCTGGTCATATTCAAGAATTTGATGATACTCCAGACAACGAGCGCATTCACCTCTATCACAAGACAGGAACATTCCTAGAAGTTGATGTGAATGGCACACAGGTAAACAGAATCAGCGGTGATGGATACACAATCATCGATAAGAATGGTTACATCTACATCAAAGGTGCTTGTACCATTACAGCTGAGGGTGCAACAAACATTTTCGTTAATGCCGATGCCAATATCAAAGTGGCTGGTCTAACTCAGATCGATCTGCTCAACGATGCAGCTATCAACGTAGCTGGTAATCTGGATCTGAATGTTGGTGGTGACTTTCAAGTTAAAGCAAGTACCTTTACGGTAGAAACAACTGGCGGTGATGTAAATGTAAACTCATCTGCCAAGATAAATCTGCAAGGTGCAGGAGATATCAACGTCAAGGCAGGTGGTAACCTTAATGAAGATGGTGCTACTATCGATATGAATAATGGTGCTTCAGCAGCTGCATCTAAAACATCTCTTGGTGCGCCACCAGATGTTGGCTCGCCAGAAAATAACACATTTAAAACTCTTGAGGTACCAACAAGAAATATGGAAGACGAAGCAGGATTTGAAACACCAGAGGATAACGCTACACCAGAAGGCAAAGCGGCAAATAACTCCAGAGAAATTATTGGCGATAAAAGCACTCCAGAAAATACAACTGCCTCTGAAAGTGCAACAGCGCCAGCAAACAATGTTGCACCTAAGGGAGCAAACTGTGATTTAATCTACACAATGAATACCTTCCCAACATCGTTTAGACTGTCCACTAATGTAAACGTAGGTACTCTGATTGCAGGTAGCCATGTGTTACAAGGACAAGAAGTTGGTGGCAAGAAGTTAAGCATACAAGAGATTGTATGTAATATGAAGGGTCTTGCAGAGAATTGCGTTGAGCCAATCATGGCTCTTGCTGGTGGTAAGGGTGCACTAATTATTACATCTGGATACAGACAGAATGGTGTTGTTTCCTACGCATCTAAAACTTCACAGCATCCTGCAGGGCAAGCGTTTGACTTTCAACTTGCAGGCAAGATAAACGACTATCAAGCTATGTACGACTTTGTTCAGAAGGTAGCAGGTGCTGTGCCATTTGATCAATTGATTCTAGAGTATAGAGATCCAGGTGTTGCAGGCAATAATAGAAATGTTCGCATCTGCTGGATTCACTGCTCGTTTACTTATACGGCAAATCGAAAGATGGCGTTTACTATGCTGAACGACAAGACGTATAAGGCTAATGGATTTGCTTTACTTTAATCATCCTCTACACTGTCGATTATACCCTAAGTCAAGGTTGGAAGCAAATAAATGTTAAGGATAACGCAATCAAACCTTTCTGGAAGTTTTATTGGACAAAGTTACTTCAATGACGCAACCGAATTGCAACTACCTTACTATATTCCAACAGTATACGAAGGTGGAGCATTTTCTGTAGATATAATCTTTGAGGGTAAGTATGCAACAGGATCTGGGCAAAGCACTACCTATACCTATGCAGCAGCGACAGCGGTAAGCGTTACAACAAATATATCTGTCTTTGGATTGTCACTTACAAAACCAAGTGCAAACATAGCCAGAATAACTGGTCCATATAGCAACGTGTTTCCAAACACTTACTATGAGTTTGTAATGCCAGACCTCTCGCTAAAGGTTCTACCTCCGAATACAACTGAGAAGTTTCTTGCACTTGAACGATATAAGATGCCTTCACCCACTTACATAATGAAAGACATAGTATTTTCGGTGACTATTCCTCCAGATCCTGTTGAGGGTGGAAGTCCAACAACAGAGAGCGTAACAATGCATCAATATGTTCACTGGGTATATCAAACTGCAGTGAGTAATGTTCAAAACCTAGTCGCAAAGGGAACAGTATAATGCCAGCCATAGCAAGAAAGGGTGATTCAGTTCTATCGGTAGATGGTTCTGGGTTTCGTTGCGGTTCACCGATGGAGACTTCAGTTGATGAGGTCAATGGTAATAACGTAAAAGCCAACGGTATTTTGATCGTGGTTGATGGTAATAAAATAGCTGTACATCCTCTCGGTGGTTGCAGTGTAGATGGTTCAACCCTAACTTCGTTCTCCTCTACGGTTAAAATCGGTGGAAAGGGAGTTGGAAGGATCGGCGATCAGTTCGCCAGCATGAGTTCCAATATAATTACACAAGGTTCTCAAAATGTGTTCGCTGGAGGATAATAAATAAGAAGATGGCTACAGCAACTAAAACCCAACGAACTTTTTCAGACTTAGATCTGAATTTTACAGCGCATCCAGTGACTGGGGATGTGGCACGTCTCTATGATGAAAACTCAATTAAGCGTTCAGTTCGAAACTTAATTCAAACGAATAATTTTGAAAGACCATTTCACAGCGAAATCGGTTGTCAGATTCGTTCCCTTTTATTTGAGCCAGCATCACCTTTGCTCAATACCATGCTTAAACGTGTTATCACTGACACTATCACAACTTTTGAACCAAGAGTTGTATTAAACAGTGTTATAGTTACCACAAACCTAGACAACAATTCCGTAAATGTTACCATCACGTTTACCATCGTAAACACAGTTAACCCAATTACAATGAATGTTGTTTTACAGAGAACTCGATAATGGATAATAAAAGAATAAGAGTTACAGAACTGGACTTCGACCAGATCAAAAGCAACTTTAAAAATTTCTTAAAGGGGCAGACCCAGTTTCAGGATTATGACTTTGAAGGTTCAGGTGTTTCAGTCTTGCTGGATATTTTGGCTTACAATACACACTACAATGCGATGTATGCTAACCTAGCAATGAACGAAGCGTTCCTTGATTCGGCATCAAAACGAAACAACGTAGTTTCCCATGCAAAGTCTCTTGGTTATACACCTATCTCGGCAAAGTCTGCGCTGGCAACTGTAAATATTACTGTCATAAATCCAGTAGATACACCAGATACTCTTACTCTGGCTGCTCAGTCTCAGTTTACAACTTCAATCAATAAGGTTGACTACAACTTCTACAACAGAAACGCTATTACTATTGCTCCTGTAAATGGAACTTATACCTTTACCGATGTTGTACTGACTGAGGGAACTCCCCTTCGCTTTCAATATATTGCAAATGTAGGAAGCACTTACATTATTCCAAATGCTGGGGTTGATCTATCAACACTTACTGTTCGTGTTCAGGATACCACTAGCACAGCTGGGTATGTTGTTTTTACACGTGCCGATGACCTAACACTAGTCGGGCAAGACGATACTGCTTTCTTCGTTAAAGAGATCGATAATGAACTCTATGAAGTTTACTTTGGTGATGGTATTACTGGTCGTGCAGTACTTCCTGGTAACGTAGTCACACTGGACTATTTTGTTTCTAACAAAGAAGCACCTAATAATGCCAAAGCATTTTCCTTTAATGGAAACATTGGTGGTGGAACTGTGGTGGTTACTACTACCTCAATGGCGCAAGGTGGATCTTATATTGAATCGATTGATAGCATAAAATTCAATGCACCACGTAATTATGCTGCTCAGAATCGTGCCGTAACTGCAGAAGACTATAAAGTTATTCTACCAACCCTTTATCCCAACATCGAGTCGGTAAACGTATGGGGCGGTGAAGAAGCAGATCCTCCGCAGTATGGTAAAGTGTTTATCTCTATTAAACCAAAGTCTGGCGAAACTCTTACTGCTTCAACCAAAGAGATTATCAAGAACAGTATTCTCCGTAAGAAGAACATCGTTTCTATCAGTCCAGAACTGATCGATCCCGACTTTCTCTACATTAATGTTACAACTTCAGTATACTACAATCCACTTCAGACTGAAAAGAACACTGATACGTTGAAGACGTTGATCAGCAATGTCATTAACAAATATGATAATGATGAACTTCGCAAGTTTGGTGGTATGTTTAGATTCTCTAAGATGTCTCGTTTGATTGATGCCAGTGATATCTCAATCACCAGTAACATTACAAATATAAGAATGTCGAAGGTAATTTCTCCAAACTTCAACAGTAAGGCTAAATATAATATACTCTTTAATAATCCGATCTTTAGCTCTGGTACGGCTGAGGAATCTATCAAGAGTAGTGCTTTCTACGTGACTTCCACTGATCAACCAGTTTATATTGATGATGATGGTCTTGGTAATCTAAGATTGTTCTACTACACTGGTACAAATACTAAAGTGTTTATCAATAAAACTCTTGGAACTGTGAATTATGCAACTGGAAAATTGGTTATCAACGACTTTATTATCCTTTCCGCAACCGATAATATCATTACCTTTAACTGTGTCCCAGATTCAAATGACGTTGTCTCAGTAAGAAATCAAATCGTGGCTATTAATCAAAACAACACCAAGATTAGTGTAATCGTTGATACGGTTGCTTCTGGTCAATTCACTGGTGGAACAAACTACATATTCTCATCTAGCCACAATTAAACATGACAAGTCTAGTCAAAGCCAAAGTTTCCACGATAGTTCCCAGACAGGCTCCTGAGTTTGTCAGGGAGGAACATGCACAATTCATTAAGTTTTTGGAAGCTTACTATGAGTGGATGGAACAAGCTGGGAATGCTGGCTTTGTCATGCGTAACATTGAAAGCGCAAAGGACATTGATAAAACTGTAGACGAATTTGTCCAGTATTTTCAAAGAGAATTAATGGTTGCTATTCCTGAGTATGTACTTACGGATAAGCGTTTGTTGGCTCAACGTATTCATGATCTGTATCGTGCCAAGGGTACTCAGCAATCTTACGAATTACTTTTCCGTATTTTGTATAACGAACCAGCAGAGATTTACTATCCAAAGGAAGACTTGCTACGTTCTTCTGATGGTAAATACGATAAACGCACTGTTATTAAAGTTATTGAGAACAGTGGTGATGCTTTCTACTTGGTTGGTCAAACAATTACACAAACAGTTGACGAAACAATCGGTGCAGGCTTAGCAACTGCACGTGTTGAATCAGTTATTAAATCTTCTGCAGGTGCCAGCATCATTGCAGAGATTAACATAAACTCCACAACAATCGTTGGTACCTTTGTCTCTGGATCAACTATCACTGGTTTGAACAATGAAGATGACACCGTAATAACGATGTCTACTCAGACCATGATTACCAATGTAAGGTTAGATACACAGGGAGCATACTATAATATTGGTCAGAAGTTTACAACGACTGCAGGATCTGGACTAGATTTTCTCTGTGAAGTTGCCACTGTTAAACGTGGTAAAGTATCTGGTATATTCATTGAGCAGCCAGGTGCAAACTATCGTGTTGGACAAGCAATTTCATTTAATGACATTGATACAGGTGGCTATGGTGCCAAAGCTGTTATTGAAGAAGTTGATCAAACAGCTATCCTTCTTGAAACAACAACTGGAGCGTTATTCTCTACCAATGCACTAACCTTTGACATTGGCGATGCGTCGGCAGGATACGTACCACTTCCATCCTATAGCAATCTAGCAGGAACTAGATTAACTGGATCTGGCACGGGCGCAGCATTTAATATTGGATTCACAGAAGCTACTCCAGATGTTTACACAGTTGACATCTATTCTTCTGGCGATAATTATACTGTTGGTGATACGATTAAAATTCTTGGAACATCAGTTGGTGGAGCAACTACTGCAAATGATATTACCATTACGGTCGCAACACTCAGCGACATTGTTACTCCCGCAGGGGACTTTACTGTTGGAAAAACCTGGCAGATAGTAAGTTCAAATGTAATAAATGGAACTGTAGCAGTTTCTGGAACTGCAGGAGAATTTACCGTCACCACGGGATCTTCAAACGTAACCGCAAATACCTTTGTTACCGTTACTGGAACAAATGGTGGGACATCTACCATAACTGGTTATGCAAGCAATACTGTTTATAAGATTGGTTCTATTACAACTTCTGCCAACACAAATTCGTTTATTTCTGGTGGAGTATATACAGTATCTGTTGTTGGTAGTACAACTCTGGCTCAATGGCAGACTCGATTTAGCACTTTAACTTCTATACCTGTTATTGGCCAAGTTATTACTGCTACAAGCACTGGTACAATATCTGGTACAGGAAGATGTAATTATACAAATGGCTTCACTCTTAAAAATGCTGATGGTACTGCAATAGTTACTAGCATAGGAACAGTCACTGGATTAACTTTTTCTTTGTTTGGAAGCACTACTCCAGCCCAATGGAATGAAATTGCAGGAACTACTGGTCAACCATATAAAGTTGGGACAAGATTTGTTGCAGCATTGGTTGGTACTGGTAGGGGTTCAGGAAAGGCGATTCAGACATCTATCGATACAGTTACCTTTACAGGAACTGCTCCATCAGTAGCAGTCACCCCTGATGCCGATAGACAAACTGGACGTATATCTGATACCAGTATCTTAAGCAATACAGATTCTTATATGTTGCTTGAGAATGGCTCAAAGATTATCCCTGAAGATGCAACTATCGGTGGTATCAAAAGCGTACGAGTTGTCAATGGTGGTATGTTTTATAACAAAGTACCTATCCCAACCGCAGTTACTACCACTGGTTCTGGTGCCAAGTTGGTTGCCTATGGTGAAGATATTGGAGCAATCACTGGTATCAATATTACCAATCTTGGTGTTTACTATGAAGCAAAACCAACTGTTGCTTCTCCTGTTAATGCGATCATCAAGAGTTTAAATGCCACAAGTTTCCTTGCTGGAGAACCAATCTACAGCGAACCAGAAGTTCTTCTTCTGGAAGGTGGTGGAGAGTTACTTCTTGAAAGTAGCTACACAGATAGAGTTTTAGTTGAAGAGCAGAATAACGGCTATGGACAATTTGACTCTTTTAATTCTGCACGAAACTTATTGACCATTAGTCCTGCGAACATTAAAAATCGCATGGTATCTGAGAGTGGATTAAGTTATATTACTACTGAGGATGACCGTAAAATGGTCACTGAAGACTCTGGTAGTTTTACATCTAATCAAATCATTCATGGTCTAACCTCTGGTGCACGTGCACGAATTATGAGTGTTGGTCATGCAGAAGTAACTCCGCAGCGTGGCGCTGTTGGTAAATATGTAGGTGTGTTTATCGGTGCAGATGGTAAAATATCTGAGTCATCGAAGCATATGCCAGACAACCGATACTATCAGGAATTCAGCTACGTTATTAAAGTCGGTCTTTCAATCGATAAGTATCGTGATGCAGTAAAACGCATTCTACACCCTGTCGGTCTTGCAATGTTCGGGCAAGTTAACATTCAGTCCACTGGCAGTGCTATGATGCCTGGAACAGAAAATCGTAGTTACGACCCAAGTAATATTCGTCTTGCGCTTCGAATGATAATCGATGCAAAGATGAAATCAGAACACAGAGATACAGTTCTGGTATTCCCACTGTTCGTTGAAGCCAATATGCGCATGCATATTCTTGCATCGGACTTTTTACCAACACTGTATTTCCCTCGCTCACAACCACTCAGCGTTTATGTTCTCGATCTAAGAGCAACAGAAATAACCAGATGGACAACTCACCTCTGGTTAGATCCACAAAATCTTCGTTCAACATTTATGCGTGGAGTGGTTCGTATCGAATCCAAAGTACTCAAGGCAGACACTCAGTTGGTTGGTGGACCACGACTTGGGCACTTGGAAAAATTAAAATTCTTCATACCACCATATGAAGCTGGAACTAAAGACTCTTTAAATCTAAATCGTGACGCATGGTCACAATCATATCCCTCGCCGAGCAATACGTACTGGGATAGTTACGGAACGACGCAGATCAAAGACTTCGGAAATATCGTACTATCAGATGTAATAAATAGTCCTAATAAGAAATTTAATTTTTGTTTGATTGATGCTAATATTGACATTATAGCTACTCCACCTGGAACAGTTACTTTTGACAATACACAAAACTATCTTACAATGGATACTAATACCTTCTTTATGGACTATGACACAGAAAAAGTTGACGCAGACGACATCTACATGGACGATAATCAAACAACAATGGACTCTATAAAATAAGAGTTAGGAGAAAAAATGGCTGCTATTATTACAAACAAATTCCGCATTCACAATGCATCACAATTCAAAGAAGGCTTCAGCGAAGCTTCTGCAACACAGATGTATCTTTTCATCGGTCGTCCACAACCATGGACAACTGATGCATCCCCAGATACGCCAGTAGACACAGTTGAAGCTGAATACTTTAACTATGACGACATGATCGCCATGAAGCGTATTCAGTCTTCAGACGTTTCAAATGCTATCCTACGTCGTGACTGGACTAGCGGTAAATACTATGACATTTATCGTCATAACTATGATGGTTCCGCTGCACAAGGTGTTGACATCGATGCTGGAACATCTACAACTCGTGCGTCGTTATTCGATGCAAACTTTTTCGTTATTACCGATGAGTATAACGTATACAAGTGTATCGATAATCGTAATGCATCAAACGTAGTTGCTGCTTCGACTGTTAAGCCAACTGGCACTAGTACCACTGCCTTTACAACAGCTGATGGATACACATGGAAGTATATGTACTCGATCTCTGCTGCGGACGTATTGAAGTTTGTTTCCACAGACTTTATCCCAGTTAAGACTCTGGATACAAATCCAGGATCTACGGATTCTTACTACAATCAGTGGCTCGTTCAAGCAGCTGCTGTTAATGGTGGTATCAGTAACATTATTGTTACTGCTGGGGGAACTGGTTATACTTCTGCCCCAACTGTTGCTATTACTGGCGATGGGACTGGCGCAACTGCGACTGCAACTTTCTCTGGTGGTGCAGTGACAGCAATAAATATTACTGCAGCGGGAACTGGTTACAGTTATGCTGTGGTTACTCTCACTGGTGGTGCAGGATCTTCTGCAGCTGCTTCGGCAATCATCTCTCCACGTGGTGGTCATGGTGCTGATGCTATCGAAGAACTAGGTGGCTTCTATGTTATTATGAACGTACGTCTTGAGTACGCTGATGGTTCTGGCGACTTCCCAGTTGACAATGACTATCGTCGTATCGGTATCGTTAAAGATCCACTGTTGTATGGTACAACCACTCTTGCAACAACTTCAACATTGAAGGCAACTCCTGCTCTTACCTTTAACGCTGGTGTGACAGGAACTTTCTCTGTTGACGAAGTAATTACCCAAGCAACAACTGGTGCAACTGGTCGTGTAGTTTCATGGGATTCTGTAAATCGTGTCCTTCGCTACATCAAGCAACAAGGTGTTCAAAACAATATCGCTTTCCAAACTGGTTACAACGTAACTGGTGGTGGATCTAGTGCTGTTGGAACTGTTGCAACTGGCGGTCTTGTAACTCCAGAAGTTGCTATCGACTCTGGTGACATTATTTACTACGAAAATCGTCGTCCAATTAATCGTGCATCTGATCAGTTAGAAGATATTAAGATCGTTGTAGAGATGTAATAAATAGTAATTGAATAGCACGAATAACATAGGCTCAGAGAATGACTATAAACTTTAACGTAGATCCGTATTTTGACGATTACAACGAAGATGACAAATATCTTCGTGTTCTGTTTCGTCCAGGATACCCAGTACAAGCACGTGAGTTAACCCAAGCGCAGACCATCCTGCAAAATCAGGTAACTCGCTTTGGTAACCATGTGTTTAAGCAGGGGTCTATGGTCACTCCTGGGCAAGTTTCCTATGATGGGGAATATGCCTATGTGAAACTTCAGACCATTTACAATAATACTGAAGTCACTTCTTATGTTACTCAATTTATTGATCAGGAAATCGTTGGTACAATCAGCGGTGTTCGTGCTTTAGTTCTCTATGCAACTGAGGCAACTGAAACTGATCCTCCTACTCTTTATGTTAAGTATAAGAACTCTGGTACTGACACATCTACCAAAGTTTTCAACAATAACGAACAGATTATCTCTCAAGATAATACTAATCAGCGTTATGCCTTTACCTATACACAGGATGCAACTGGTATGGGTTCTTCTGCTTCTATTCAGAAGGGTATCTACTTCGTTAATGGTTACTTTACTCAGGTTGACCAACAGATTGTTATTCTTGACAAGTACACAAACTCACCTTCCTACCGTATCGGTCTAGATGTCTCTGAAGACATCGTTACTCCAGAGGAAGACGAGAATTTATTTGATAACGCACAAGGTTCAACGAACTATGCTGCTCCAGGAGCACATCGTTATAAACTCACTCTTACGTTAGAAAAACGTGCCACCGAAGATGATGGTGACATTGACTTCATTGAATTGCTTCGTGTCTCTGCTGGCGAAGTGCAGTATCAGGTTAAGAATGCTGCTTATGCAGATATTATGGAAACTATGGCTCGTCGTACTTTCGATGAGTCTGGTAACTACAGCGTAAGACCTTTTGGTATTGATGTTCGTGAACACCGCAACAATGATCGTGGGACATGGGATGCTGGTGTTGCTTATAAAATTGGCGACATTGTATCCAATGGTCTTGGTCAATCTTATGTTGCAAGAACATCTGGTATCTCAACAACAAATAAGCCAGTACACACGCTAGGAGTTTCCTATGATGGAACTTCTCTCTACTGGGAATACACAGCGTCACCACCTTACAATCGTGGTGTTTACTCAGTCGCCGATGGTGGTGATGAGGCATATCTTGCCATGGGTATCGAGAAAGGTAAGGCATACGTACAAGGTTTCGAGATCGAAAAACTCGCAACTACCTATGTTAAAGTTCCAAAATCAAGAAACTATAAACAGATTCTAGATGGAAAAATCTCAACACCTGTCGGTAACTTTGTTGAGATAACAAACCTTTATGGTCCACCAAATCTCCCAACCTTTCCAATCGTTGAATTACGTGATGCCAAAACAGTTACACGTGGTACCGCAGCTGGAAACTTAGTTGGTAATGCACGTATTCGTGGTATTGAGTTGGAATCAGGAACCAATGGTTCTGTGGCTGCTTACTACAAAGCGATGTTATTTGACATCGACATGCACACAGGTATCACTACTGTTGAAATTACTTCTGCAGGTTCTGGATATGGTTCGGCTCCAGCAATTACAATCGCTGACCCATTCATTAATGGTGTCGGTGGTAATACTGTTTCTACCTGGACTTCTGGCGGTACTGTTGCAGTTGGCCAATATGTAGCATACACAAACTCTGGTGTAAAGAATTTCTATAAAGTTATAAGCGGAACTACTCTTGGTTCAAGCGCACCGACTCATACTTCTGGACCAGCAACTGGAACAGTTAATGGTTCTGCATATCTGTTTTACTCTGGCACAACAGCTACTGCAACTGCAGTAATTGCTTCTGGTGCAGTAGTTGCGGTTCAAGTTACTCGTCCAGGTAATGGATATATTTCTTCGCCTACCTTTACTTTTGCCAGTGGTACTGCTGCTGTTTCATCTGCTGTTGGTAAATTAGACTTCTCTCGTTTGGTTAAACAGCTGGCATATGCATCTGATGCTGCTGGTAATGCGTTCACTGCTGATGCGTATCCAGTTTATACAACTGGTGTTGGAACAATTACTGCCACTGGTGCAGGAACAAGTGCACTATGTACTGGTAATGGTACGTTGTTCCTACGTCAAGTTAAAGTTGGTGACATTCTAAGAACAACTGATGGACGTGAGTTTAAAGTTGGATTCATTATTGATAACTTAACTCTTTATGCTTCCACAAACATTACAACTGGTTTCTCAGATCGTGCATTCAGTGTTCTAAATAATCCAATATTCGAACCAACCAATCTTGCTCTTCTTTACAGATTGCCATACGAAACTATTCGTCGTATTCGTTCTGTTGATGATGCAACAATCGGAACTACAACTCGTGTACGTGAGTACTTTGCTGAGCAAACTGTTAACTCATCATATCAGTTAAACTACTCAACTGACACAGCTGATCAAACATTCCTTACACCAAACTCTCCATACTCTACAGATGTTAACTATCTGTTGGTGAAGACCTCTGGTGGTAACCTGACTACTTACCCAGCTGGTACAATTATTGCTCCAACAAATATTCAGTTTACTGATACTACTCAGCGCAATATTCAAATTACAGTTCCAAGCGGATTGTACGATGTTACTGGATCAAAGGTTCGACTAATTGCAACTGTTAATAAATCTCAAGCAGCTGCAGGAGAAAAAACAAAGACATTACAATATGATGGTATTGTAAACGTAACAGTGCAAGCAAGTGTACAAGCAAACTTAATAAGTCTTGGTAAGCCAGACGTTTACAGAATTCAAAAGATTCTACAATCTCGTGTTACCTTTGGAACTGCATACGACCCTTCAAGCGTAATCGACATTACGGATAATTACGTACTGGACAATGGACAACGTGATACTCACTATGATATCGCATCTATTACCAGAAAGCCAGGAGTTTCTGCTCCAAATGGTCCAATCCGTATCTATTTCGAGTACTTTACTCACTCAGGTACAGGTGATTACTTCTCGGTAGATTCTTACTCTGGTTTAAATTACAAAGACATTCCTTCATACAAGGGAATTTCACTGTCAAATTATATTGACTTTAGAGCACGTATCAATGATGATGGTAAATCATTTAGCTCTGCCCCAATGCTTCCAAAGCGTTCAGAAGATTTGCTTGCAGACTATACTTACTATCTGGGACGTCGTGGTTCACTAGTTTTAAATGGTGATGGTTCTATTGCGAATAAAGAAGGTGTTCCATCAGATAATCCAGAGTATCCAGAGGCACCAGGCACTGGCATGGTTCTGTACAATGTTACATACATGCCTTATACCTATGATACTACCAATAAACAAGTAATTATTACTTCTATTGATAATCGTCGCTTTACGATGCGTGACATTGGTAAGTTGGAAAATCGTATTGAAAGATTGGAAGAGTTTACTAAACTTTCCATGCTGGAACGTGCCACTGCATCTACTCAGGTAATTGACTCAGCATCACTGAATGATCGTTTGAAAGCTGGTTTCATTGTTGACACTTTTGATGGACACACTATTGGTGGTGTGACAGAACTTGACTATCGTGTTTCTATTGACACGATTAATCGTGAAGCACGTCCACTCTATAACATCGAGAACGTAAACCTGATTGAAAAGAACTTCACTGACAATCAACGTGCAACAAACAACTACATTGTAAATGGTGACGTTTTCACCCTTCCTTTTAGTCATCAGGTAATGATTAGTCAGTTGAAAGCATCAAGAACTGAAAACATTAACCCATTCGCCATCTTTACCTTTATTGGTAACCTAACTCTTAATCCAGCATCTGATGAGTGGATTGATGTTGAGAATGTTGATATAACCGTATTTGATGATAAAGAGAAACAATCTCTCGAGTCTCTGGCAGCACTGACCTTTAATCCAGTAACTGGTAAACAAGGTATCCTTGGTAATTACTATGGCGCTTGGCAAGAAGTTGCTACAGGACGCAGCAAAACTGTTACTAGCAATTACAGAGAAGTATACGATACATCAGTATTCTTTCATGCTGATGGTAGCACTGGTTATCGTCAAAGACGTCATGATGAGGTTAATGCTAAAGAAATAGGTTACCAAAGAACTCAGTATACCACTGAAGTTAAGATGATCGGTAGTTCTACTCCGATTCTAACTGAAGACAAGGTTACCAGTTCTACTATTATTCCTTACATTCGTTCACGACCATTGTTGTTTGTAGGCAAGGGTATCAAGCCAAGCACAACGGTAAACGCATTCTTCGATGGCACATCTGTAAATGAATATGTTGTACCTGCCAAGAAAATGGTTATCACAAACCGCACTGGTACTTTCGATGACAAGTCAAACGTAGGTGCAAATAATTCAGAGACAACTCGTCTGAGCAATGTTGATGGTAAGACAGTTCTTGCTTACAATAAAGGTGATGTAGTTTACGTTGCAACTCGTGATGGAACTTCATATACTGCTGATAATGCACCCGCAACAGCGATTGTTGCACTAGTTGAGGACAGCACAACTGCTATCCGTCTTGTAAATGTAATTGGAACTTTCACTGTTAATGATATTATCGTTGGAACAGTATCTGGGGCACGTGCAACAGTTTCCTCTATCGAAACACCTACAACGCTAATCACCAACGAGAATGGTGAAGTAGCTGGTGTGTTCACTATTCCAAATATGGATAAGTTGCGCTTCCGCTGCGGATCTCGAATCTTCAGATTGTCAGATACAGCAACTGATCTGAATTCAACGACACGTGCTCAAACTGATTATCTGGCTTCTGGTGTTAAAGAAAAACACAATAGAACTTTTAGTTCTATTCGCCACTATGAAATCGCTACACGTGAACTCCCAGGTCAAACTGATGGTGCTCCAGCGAACACATGGGTAAACGATCCATCGACTGCTCGTACTGTTAATGATACTACATGGTATGATCCACTGGCTCAAACTTTCTTGGTTCAGAATCCAGGTGGTATGATGTTGAGTAAGATCAATATCTATTTCCAGAGCAAAGACACTAGTGTTCCTGTTCGCATGGAGATTCGTGAAACTGTCAATGGTTATCCAGGTAAAGTTATTCTACCGTTCTCCCAAGTAACTTTGAACCCTTCACAGGTTAATATATCTGATACGGCAACTGTAGCCACAACCTTTACCTTCCCAGTACCTATTCCACTTCGTGACAAGACTGAGTATGCAGTGGTGATGGTATCTGACTCCAATAATTACAAAGTTTGGATTGCTCAAATGGGTGAGAATGATGTTATTACAGGTAGACCAATTTCTGAGCAACCTTACATGGGTGTTATGTTCAAGTCACAGAATGGATCAACATGGACTGCAGAGCAGTATCAAGATCTGAAGTTTGAATTGTATCGTGCTAAATTTGACACTGGCGTGGTGGCAACGATTGACTTCGTGAATGACGTTATGCCAACTGATACACTGAAGAGTAACCCATTCGAGACTACAACTGGCTCAGGCGAAATTCTTGTTACTCACTATAACCACGGTATGCCTACTGGATCCAAGGTTAAGTTTACTGTTCCATCTGGAACTTACCATGGCATTTCTTCTACACTGTTTAATACGGCTAATACCGTTACACGTATCAGTCACAATAAGTACAAGATTACACTTGCAGGTAGTGCCAATGCAACTGGTTTGACTGGTGGTGATAATGTTATTGCAACAAGAAATGTTCAGTTTAATCTGTTGCATCCACAGGTGGAAGAGTTTATCCTTCCAGATACAAACATTCAGTACTACGTTCAGGCAGCGACTGGTAAGTCGCTAGATGGAACTGAAGTGCCATATGTTCTTGAGGATGTGTTCGTTGAAATTACACCGAACCAGTCTAACTACTTCTCGAACCCAAGAATGCTGGCATCTTCTCTAAATGAGTTGACACAAATGAATGGTAGCAAGTCCTTTACGCTTCGTGCCAAGATGTATACTACTAACGATGCAGTAACTCCAATGTTGGATATTCATCGTACCTCTGCTTTGGTCGTTGAAAACATGATCAATAATCAGGATACAACAAACATCACTTATGTTGATGAAACAACACCGAAGATTGGTTCTTCACTATCTAAATATATTACTAAGAAGGTTAAGTTGACAACACCTGGAACTGGACTTTATGTTTCGTTCGATCTGAATTGCCCTCCAGAAGCTAGCGTGAATGTTTACTACAAGATTGCCAAGTCTGCAGATGCTATTTTGTTTGAGTTGCAAAGCTGGAAACTTTCTGTTCCTGATGCGCTGACCATTCCAAAACAACAAGACCCAACTTCTTATCAACAGGTTGTCTTTACCGAGGACAAGGTAGATGAGTATGACACTGTTCAGGTTAAGGTTGTGTTTACCTCGTCCAACTCTTCTGCTGTTCCAAAGATTCAAAACTTTAAAGTGATTGCGTTGGCATAATGAAAGTCATAAAAGTAGAAGACGATTTGAATCTGGTTCGTGATGTTGATACTGGGGCAATTTTGTTTAACAATCCAGTCCAACATCAGAACTATGTCGAGCAGCGTAAAAGGTTGCTTGCCAGAAATGAACAGATCGACCAGCAGAAAGAAGAAATAAATAGTATGAAGAATGATATTTCTGAAATTAAGGGCATGCTAACTGCTCTACTTAATAGGAACCAATAATGGCAGTCACTAACGTATCTCAGTCAGAAACCTTTGATCAATGGAGGGTTAAGACTAATACCATCGCCACTAATCTGGGTGACAGTGCCACATTGACCACTACTGCAACCACTGCTATCGGTGGAGTCAACGAATTAAAGGGTAATGTTGGAACCCTAAATAATCTTACAACAACAGATAAAACTAATCTGGTTGCGGCAGTAAACGAAACAAAGAACTTCTCTCTCGCAATCTCCATTGCTCTAGGATAAAATATGGCGAACACCTTTAAAAACGCACTCTCAAAAAACGTAGGCACTTCTGCGGCAACACTATATACTGCCCCTTCCTCAACCAGTTCTATCTGTATCGAACTTGACGTTTGCAATACGTCAGCTGCAGGTGTTACTGTTGACGTTTATGTTACTTCCTCAGCTGTTAACTATTACCTAGTTAAGTCTGCCCCTGTTCCAGTGGGTGGTTCGCTGCAGGTTGTTGCTGGGCAGAAAATTGTTGTTACCAATGGAGATGCGATTAAGGTAGTATCAAGCGCAGCGTCAAGTATTGACGTTGTAGCTGCAATCCTAGAGGGCGTATAATGGCAATCGTAGGCGTAAAAATAGGTAAGGGTGCTGGTGCTGTAGTCAGTAACACCGCTGTCGGTGCAAGTGCATTAAATGGTAATACTTCTGGCACATCTAATGTGGCAGTTGGATTTTCAGCCCTTCAAGCCAACACCACAGCATCAAACAACACTGCTGTTGGTTATCAGGCAGGGTTTAGCAATACGACTGGTGCAGTTGATGCCTTTGGTTATTTTGCACTTAAAGCCAATACAACAGGCAACTACTCTGTTGCCTTTGGTAGTCAAGCACTTGCTGCAAATATTACTGGTAACGAAAATTCCGCATTAGGGTTTGGTGCTTTATATTCAAACACTACGGGTTCAAATAATACTGCTATTGGTCGTGCCGCACTTTTATCAAACACTACATCATCAAATAACACCGCAGTAGGTAAAGAAGCAGCTTACACCAATACTACTGGTTCAGGTGTAACTGCTCTTGGCTGGAGAACACTTTATTCAAATACAACTGGTAGTGAAAACGTAGCGATCGGTGGTAGCTTTTCTAGCTATGGTGCACTGTACTTTAATACAACTGGCACATACAACACTGCAGTAGGCGCAGGGGCACTTAGTTCTAACACTACTGCCTCAAACAACACTGCCTTAGGATTTCAGGCTGGATACGGTAATACTACAGGAACGCAAAACGTAGCCATAGGCTCAGGAGCACTTGCTAGCAATACCACCACCAGCAACAATACTGTCGTGGGATATCAGTCTCTCTTCTACACCACTGCCTCAAACAATACTGCCTTAGGATTTCAGGCTGGGTACAGTAATAGTACGGGTGCTAATATAACTGCTATTGGTTATCAAGCACTTTATGGCAATACTACTGCTGCTAACAATATTGGCATAGGCTACCAAGCGGGTAAAGCAATTACCACTGGAGCCGATAATGTGGCGCTTGGTGTAAATGCATTGCTAACAAATATTACTGGCGCTAATAACGTAGCAATAGGAAATGGTGCATTAAACGCTAACACAGGCGCTAATTCTGTTGCCATAGGCTACCAAGCTGGCGTTACTAATACCACAGGAACAATCACAGCAGTCGGCTTATATGCTGCTAGATTTAATACTGTTGGAACAGACTTCACTGCAATTGGTTTAAATGCTGCTCAAGCTAATATATCTGGGTCATACAACACTGCAGTAGGTAAAGATGCATTGTATACCAATACAACAGCTAGTGCTATCACAGCAATTGGGACACAATCACTATACTACAACACAGCTGCCAACAATACTGCTGTGGGGTATCAGGCAGCTTTTGGAAATACCACAGGTAGCAACCAGACCGCAGTAGGGTATCAGGCACTATACGCCAATACTACTGGTACACAACTAACTGCAATTGGACAAGGTGCTCTGCAAGCCAACACCACTGGAAACTACAGTTGTGCAGTTGGTGCTGGCGCATTAGCTTCGAACACTACTGGTAATGATAATCATGCTTTGGGTTTAACTGCTCTTAATGCCAATACCACAGGTACCAACAATATCGGTATTGGTAGAGATGCTTTGAGAGCAAATACTACAGCAAATTCTAATGTCGGTGTTGGACATACATCTTTAAGATTTAATACAACAGGTGCAGAGAATACTGCTGTTGGCACTCAAGCATTGTTCACTAATACAACTGGAGGTGTTAATTCTGGTTTTGGCACAAATGCTCTTTATTCTAATACTACTGGCACAAATAATACTGCTATTGGACATTCCGCACTATATACTAACACCACCATCAGTTCTTTGGTGGCGATGGGTTATCAGGCATTGTATTCAAACAGCACTGGTGTTGAAAATACAGCGTTAGGTTATCAATCATTACTTGCCAATACATCAGGCAGTAACGACACCGCTGTTGGTTTGTTTGCATTAAAAGCCAACACAACTGGCACAAACTGCAGCGCTGTTGGTCGTAACGCACTATTGGCAAACACCACTGCTAGTAACAATACAGCTGTTGGAATGCAAGCAGGAAATGCTGTAACAACTGGTGGTAACAACACCTTTCTCGGCACATCTGCTGGTGCAGATGGAACTGCACTTACCACTGGTAGCAACAATATTTACCTTGGATACGCTGCTCAAGCATCCAATGCTGCCGAAACTGGCGCAATCGTGCTTGGCGTAAACGTGGCCAGCAAAGGTACCAACACAGCATTCATTAACTGTGCTGGTGGTGGCGGTACTTATAATGCTGCAAATACTACAACATGGGCAACTACCTCTGACCGCAGACTTAAAAAGAACATTATTGACAACAACACTGGTTTGTCAATCATCAGCCAAATTCAAGTGCGAAACTTTGAGTATCGCTTACCAGAAGAAGTTACTGACTTACCTCAAAAACAAGCAATTGCAAAAACTGGTGTTCAACTTGGCGTAATTGCTCAAGAACTTCAAGCAGTTTTACCTGATTGTGTCAAGACCGAATCAACAGGCGTAATGACAGTTGATTCAGATAACCTAACATGGTATATGATAAATGCCATTAAAGAACTCAAAGCAGAGTTCGATGAATATAAACGTACCCACCCTTAAAAGGAAATTGAAATGACTGAACAAGTACAAGAAGTAACCACAGAAGAAATCGCTCGCCACTACGCTGCAGCAATGGACTCAGTAAATCTTATCAATGGCGACCAGCCAGAAGGTATGTCCGATACAGATTGGGCAGATACTCTTGAGCGCAATGCTGCTCACCTAGAGATCATGGTAGCAAAAGATTACTGGACAACAGAAAATCTAACACCATTTACTGCTGCCATCGCTAAAGCAAGAGCATAAATAATAGAGAACATTAAAGAGACTATCAATGGCATACATCGGATATCAACCTTCTTATCTGGCAACTGCGCCATTTGCTGTTAATACATTTACAGGCGATGGTAGCACAACAACATTTACGTTGTCGCAAGCAGTTCCTGGTGCCAATGATGCAATGGTGGAAGTTGTCGTTGAAAACGTGCAACAGAATCCTACTGATGCTTATACCATTGGTGGTGCTTCAAATACGTCTCTTATCTTTTCTGAAGCACCAATATCTGGTGCTGCAATTTATGTTATTCACAAGGGAGAGGGAACTTACAATCTACAACCATCAACTGGTTCTGTAACTTCTACTTCTCTTGATCCAGTTCTACGTAACTTTACTGTAGATACCTTTACTGGTAATGGATCAACTACTTCCTTTACGCTGACAGATACACCATACTCTGCAAACTCTATCATTGTTACGGTAGATGGTATTCTGCAAACAGCAACAACAAACTATTCAGTATCTGGAACTACACTGAGTTTTGGAACTGATGCACCTGCAAGTGGTGCTGCAATCACTGTGTTACACCTTGGCTTTAGTACTGGCAATAAGTCAGTTGCCGATGGAACAATTACACCTACCAAGATAAGTAGCGGTGGACCATACTGGACAAGTGGTGGTAATGTTGGTGTTGGAACAACCTCACCTACACAAAGATTACATGTTCTTAACTCTACAAATACAGCAACGTCTTCAGATAATTGCGCAGTTTTTGTATCCTCAACTAATAGAACTGGCTATATACAGCTTGATAGTATTGGTGATGTTAATGGAAATTCAAGTGTAGTGTTTAGTACTGCTGGTACAGAAGTGGGTAGAGTATTATATAATAATTTAAATAATTATATGGTATTCAGAACCAATGGCAGCAACGAACGCATGCGTATCGACTCCAGTGGTAACGTGGGTGTTGGTACTACCACTACAACTACTGCCAGACTTAATGTTACTGCTACTGGTGAAAATGTTGCACTTTTTCAAAACTCAAACAATTCTCCTGCTTTAATTCGCTTTAGAGAACCAGCTACTACAACTGATCCTTATATTGCTGCCTATGGTAATGCTATGGCGTTTGGTAGATATGGTAGTAGTGAAACTATTCGTATTGATGCCAGCGGTAATGTGGGTATCGCTACTAACTCACCATCTACCTACGGCAAACTTGCTGTGGTCGGTGATGGTTACTTTTCTGGTAATCTTGGTATTGGTGTTACACCAACAAATAAACTTCATATATCTGCAACTGTTAATACCGTATATTCTACTACCAGTACACTTGCTGGTGGGGTTCTTGCTTATCTTAAAAATGCTTCTACTACAGATTCGACAGATGCAACAATTCGTTTAGAAGCAACAGGATCTTCTGGGCAAGCAGCACCAATTTCTATTAGTGCAGTTAATACAGGATCTGGTGCAGCTGCTCTTACCTTTGCAACTAGAGCAAGTACTGCAACAGACCCTTTAGAACGCATGCGTATTGACGCCAGCGGTAACGTGGGTATCGGACAAACTACACCAACAACAAAATTACATGTGATCGGTTCATCGAACGTAGGTGCAGCATATATTCTACCGCAGGGTGCTCTGCCAGACAATAACGATAATGCTGGACTTTATGTCCTCCATCAAGGAACTACTGGCGCAGCATTTCGTGCTCGTACTGATAATGCTATCACTGGAACTGTTTTTGCACATGTTCTTGTTAACAATGCAAGTGCAAACGTAAATAGCGCATTCCAAGTATCTCACTATGGTACTGGTGCTATAGCAACATTCGATAAAAGCGGAACAGTTGCGTTAAAGGTTAATGCGAATGGTATTGGTATCGGTGCTACTACTCCATCGTCTGGTATAGGTATCGCATTCCCAGCTACTCAATCTGCTTCATCTGATGCCAATACACTAGATGATTATGAAGAAGGTACATGGACTCCTGCTATAACACCATCTACCAGTGGTACTATAACTCTTAAGAATATTACTGCTCGTTATACTAAGGTTGGTAGACTTATTAATGTTTGGTTCACTGCACAGGTAAACACTATAAGTTCTCCATTGGGTAGAATGGGTCTTAGTGGATTGCCATTTAGTACAACTGGAACCCCTCTTGGTGCAGTTGCTTTAATAAATGGATTTAACACTTTTACAGGTTCAACTGGAGCATTGATTGAATCTTCAACAACTGCTAATATTGATAGATATAATTCAGGTAGTATTGCTTCAGATTTAGCTAGTTTTGCGGCTGTAAATGGTTACATATTTTTTAGCGCAACATATGATACAAGTAGCTAAAGAGAAATAAAATAATGCAGGGACTTTATTAAATTTAATTTTAAATATCCTCAGTGGATTCTGAGGACGGACATTAATCAAAGGAGAAAATATGTCACTAAGTAAAGAGCAAGTAATCGATAAAATCGAAGTAGTAGAGAATGGTACTCTACAGGTTCGTCAAGTAACAAGAATCATGGAAGATGGTAAAGAACTATCTTCTAGCTATCATCGCTGGTCATTCGCTCCTGGTAGCGATGTATCAGAAATGCCAGCAAACGTGCAAGCAATTGCAACAGCTGCATGGACAGAAGAAGTAGTTTCTGCCTTTGAAGCAAAGGTAGCAGCAAGTCTTGCAGCGAATACACCAAGCGCAGAATAAAAACAAACAAGAGATTAGAAGATGCCAATTTCCAAGATTAAAACCAGTTCTATCCTTGCAGATGCTGCGAGTACCAATTTAAATATTGATGCTGGTACACTGTTCTTGGATACTACCAACAACTTTGTTGGTATTGGCACTACTTCTCCTGCGAATAGACTAACTGTTCTAGCACCAGTAAACACTAATTCATATGCACAAATTACTACCAGCGGAACTGGTAATAGCTATCTTGGTCTTACAGCTTTGGGTAGCACAACAAATGAGTTGTCAACAAATAATTCTGGTGACTTTGTAATCACCTCTGCAGGTATTGCCTCTGATGTATTTAAGATGGTTCATACTGGTGCCGTAACAAGCACGTTGGTATTGAAAACTGGTAACGTAGGTATTGGTACTCTTACACCATTAGTAAAGTTACATGTAACAACAGCAGGTGTTGCAGCAGTACCCGCAACCAGTGGTACTACGCTGTCAACTGGAACTTTAATTAGGTTGGGCACATCATCTGATAGTGCAGGTGGCATTGGAACAATTGGTCTAAGCACCAATCAAATGTGGATACAAGCCACTGATTCAACTAACCTAGCAACAACTTATCCACTGCTGTTAAACCCAAATGGTGGTAACGTAGGTATTGGTACCACTTCGCCATCTGCAAAATTCGTTGTATCAAATTCTGGCGCAAATGGAATTGAATTTAATCCTACTGGTGCAAGTATAGTAGCATATAACAGGACTACTCAGGTTTACACCGATATGAATACGTCTTCGTTGTCTATGGCATTTAACACAGGTGATTCACCAAGTGCAAGAGTATACATAGATTCTAGCGGCAATGTAATGATTGGCAATGGAACTACTGCATCGACTTCTAGGTTATCCATAAGTGGTGGATCAAATGCATCTCAAATTAGGTGGGAAGTGGCCAGCGCTGCCTTTACACAAGAAATATCGACCAATGCTGCCCAAAGTGCTTATGCGGGTAAGCAATATGATGCTTCATACCACATGTGGAGACTGAGCAGCACAGAGACAATGACTCTTGATGCAGCTGCAAACTTGTGTATTGGTTCTACTGGAGCGAATAACGTATATGATCAGGTTGCTGGTGCTAGACCACTAGTTATACAAAAATCAAGTACAAGCACTACGCTAAACGCTAGTACTGCTGCCATAACAATTGTTAATGGCGCTACAACAACAAGTAATAGTGCACAGTTAAACTTTGCTGCTATCACAGGCGCAAGCACGAACCAGTATTCTTCTGCCATTATTTCTACAATTTTCGGCGCAAGAACAAATGGTCAGTACCCAACTGGTCAATTGGTATTTTCTACATCTACTACATTAAATACTGCTCCAACCGAGAAGATGCGTATCACCTCTGCTGGTAATTTATTAATCGGTTCTACTACCGCCGATCCTACTAATAAAATAGATGTCCTTGCAGATAATAGTGATAAACGTATTGCAATTAGAAATCAAAACACAACTAGTGATGTATCGATTGAGGCACAAGCTAATGATTATTGGAGTGGAACATCATATACAGGAACAGCAATTCAGCAATTTGGTTCAGCTGCAACTGGTACCACACAAGGAATATCAAATGCAAATTTGGGAGTTTTAAGATTTCAAAATGGGGGTAGTAGTTTAATATACACTAATACTGGAAATCCTATTATTATTGCAACTGGTGGCACAGAACGTATGCGCTTTCAAGGCGACTCTGTTACAATTGGGTATAACCAAACGTCAACTACACAAGTTATAAAGAGTTTCGCAACAGCGCATGCAGTTGGAAACAGAGGTGCATCAATTCGATTTGGTATGAACGATGGCAGCTTTGCTGGTATGATAATAACAGATCAAGCAAGTTCAAATGCTTCCTATAATGGCCAAGACATACGATTCGAAACACATCAAGGTGCGGTCAGTGCTGGCGAGCGTATGCGTATCACTGCTGATGGTGTTGTTGAATTAACTCTTGGTCAGATCAAATTCCCTGCTACTCAGGTTGCGTCATCTAATGTTAACACACTGGATGACTATGAAGAAGGTAATTGGACACCAAACATCAATGGATCTGCAACTGGAACATTTTCGGTTAAGGTTGGTACTTATGTAAAAATTGGAAAACAAGTAACTATTTGGTTTCGTGTTGATGGTGGAACCAGTGGCACTGGTGGAGCCACTCAGTATCTTGATGGATTACCCTTTAATGTAGGTACTTACAGTGACTCATCCATGGTTGGCAGTATGGGAACAAATGGTCCAACACTTAGAATTCAAAGTTTATTGACGCTTAGTGCAAATCGTGCTGTATTGTACATATACAATGGCGGTAATCAAGAAGCAACACCTATAACATACGCATCAGGAACAGCTACTTACTGGGTAGATTAACCAATCTATATCGGAGAATAAATAAGATTATGATCAAATATTCCTGGGAAATTAACAAGGTCGACAAGACCTCCACTGACAATATGGACGATGTTATCGAGACAGTACACTGGTATGCGGAAGCAACCAATGGTGTTCATGTGACTCATGAAGTCGGCGAGTTAACACTAACAGCACCAAATCCAGATCGCTTTATCGAATTTACAAATTTAACCAAGCAAGACATTGTTGACTGGTTGCATGCAAACCTAGATACAGGTGCAATTCAAAGCAGTCTAGGTATTAAACTTCAAGAACTTCAAGGCTAACACATGGCTTATATCGGTAGATCAGTTGACATTGGAATGTTTGAAAAGCAGGTGCTAACACCTGATTCAAGCACGACCACCTTTACTCTTACATATGCAGTTGGTTCTGCCAATAGTCTGTTGGTTGTTTATGGTGGTGTTGTTCAGGAACCACAGGTTGCTTACTCAGTATCTGGCGGTGGACAATCTATCGCTTTCTCTGAAGCACCTGCAATTGGCACTACAACTTATATTATCTACCTTGGTAAGCAACTAACCACTCCACGTGCAGCTGGTCAGGAAACAACCAAACAAACATTTACTGGTAATGGTAGTACCGTTACTTACACCTTAACAGATCCACCTGTAGTTCCTGCAGGTATCATGGTATTCGTTGACGGTATTCTACAGCGTGAAGGTTCTGGTAACAACTACGTATCTAGTGGATCTACAATTACCTTTAGTACAGCACCTGACACCAGTGCTGAGATTGACGTTTACACGCTGGTCAAGGAAAAGGTTAGCATTGATACTGTTGCCGATGGTTCGATTACAGTTGCTAAACTAGCTGCAAGTCATCCAACATGGGATGCTGGCGGCAACTTTGTTGTTGGTGGTTATTTAACATCTACAAGTAAAGATAATACACTTTCAATAGCCAATGCCACTGATACAACAAAAATAGCACAATTTTCAGCGGCATCAGTTACAACTGGAACAACGGCAGTATTTACGCTACCCGCTGCCAGTACGACTTTAGCAGGATTGGGAACTACACAGACATTTTCTGGTACTACTAATACATTTTCTGGAACTCTGACAGTTTCAGGAGCACTGTCGGTAACCAGCGCATCATTCACTCGTACCGCTACAACTCAAGCATGGCTTGATGGCTCAATGACCACTGCAACATGGACAGTTGGCGGTACTGCACAGACTGGTGCAATCACACTGGGCAGGTCTACTGCAGCACAGACGGTAAACATTGCTACTGGCGCAACCACTGCTTCTACAACCAAAGCCATCAATATTGGAACCGCAGGTGTAAGCACTTCCGTTACAAACATAACGTCAGGCTCATCGGTATCGGGCGCATTGGTTACACATACATGGAATGCTGGCGCTAACAACATGACGCTGGACTCTAGCGGTAACGTGGGTATCGCTACCACGTTACCAAAGGGAAAATTGCATGTTGCAGCAGGTGCAACTTCTGTTGTTGCTGGTCTTTTTGCATCCTCAACATTTATAGCAGAAGCACCACTTTCTACACCAGGTCAGGCATTCATAACCTTTGGTAATACTGTAGGTGGAACATATACTTATGGTGCCGCTGCCATTAATTATGGCACACAAAGTGCAACAGGTGGCGGATACGGCGATTTAATCTTTTCTACTCGTTCAGTCACCACAGATACAGCACCGACTGAACGTATGCGTATTGGCAATGACGGTAACGTAGGTATTGGTACTGGCGGTGCTGCTACTTCAAAACTACAGGTTGTAGGAACAACAAACTCTGGATACGCAACTAGCAACGCCATTACAAGTGGTGGCTCTGCTATATCTAACTCTAGTGCTCTTACTAGTGGTAGTTCGTTAAGATTAACTGCCAATTTTGGTGGTGCGGTTGCTTTCACTGGTCGAGCATCTGAATTGGTATTTGGTGCAGATAACGGTAACTTTGGTAGCGGTGGTGGATTCTCACAGGCAAACTTAGGTGCAATTACAGCTATTTCTGAAACTGGTAATGCAGTAACTTTGGCTTCTAGTATGTTGTTTTATACAACTGCTGGTAACAATATTAACGAGCGCATGCGTATCACCTCTGCGGGTAATGTGGGAATTGGTACTAATGCCCCAGCAAATGTCTTAACTTTGAACAGTGGTTTTGTGCAAGTTGGTAATGGAGTCGGTGGCGGTGGCGGTGTTTGGTTCCCTTACTCAAGTGATGCTGCTGGTAGAACATGGAGAGTAAGAACAGATCTTGTTGGATATGGTGATTTTGGGTTTGAACAATCAACCACTCAAACAGGTACTACATGGGCTACCAAATTTTTGATAGATCAAAGTGGTGATGTGATTATTGGCGGCACCACTTCCACAGCAACTGCAAAATTAAATGTATATCAAGCAGACTCAAGCCAGCGAGTTGTTCATTTTGAAAACACAAGAAATGTAAGCGGTGATGAAAATTTACGCTTGCAATTGGGGTCTAACTGTAATAATACATCTTCTTATAGTCTTATTTCAACAACAGGTGGTGCAGATAAATTCTACTTGTATGGCAATGGAACATACGGTACTGTATCAGATAGAACACTTAAAAAGAATATTGAAACAGCCAGATCTGGTTATGTTGAAGACTTATGCAAACTTCGTGTAGTTAAATACAACTGGGCAGCTGATGCTGAAGAAACACCAAAGGAACTTGGATGGATCGCTCAAGAAGTTGCTGAAGTATTCCCTGGAATGGTTCAGGATAGTAAACCAAATGATGATGGCGATGTACATAAACAGGTAAAAACATCAGTAC